CCAGTTACAAACTGCTTAAAGCACGAGCAGTCGACGACGGCGCAGCACTCCAAGCCTTCATCCGTCTACTGTCGTCCGGCAGTGCCGTCTGGAACCGGCAGGCAATCACCTACAAGGGTGCCGGAATGGCTTCATCGGCGACGTTCCAAACGGTCAACACAGGCCGCCGAATCTACGGCACCCCGTCCGACACTCGAATAGAATTGACGTTAGTGGCAGGTGCCGACAATCAGTCATTTGAGTTAGATTCATCCACCTACGGCGTATTAGACACCAACAGATTGGCGTAACCATGACTTACCCTTCATTCTCAGCAGGCGACATTCTGGCGGCAACAGACATGAATGCTGTTGGCTTATGGCTCGTCAAGACGCAGACTGTCGGCACAGCCGTGTCGTCGGTAGCCGTGACCGGAGCCTTCTCCAGCACATACAACAACTACATCATTACTTGGGTCGACGGAACCTTGTCGGCTAACGCGTCCATGACTTTAACTCTTGGCGCATCTGCTACCGGTTATTACCAATTTCTTAACTATGGAGCAGTAACGGCCGCAACACCGCTCGGCGCGGGGCGTAATAACGCGGTTTCGTGGGCGTGGGTCGGTGGAGGTACCGCAGGACAGGCCGGACACGTTCGATGCGAATTATTCGGGCCCAACCTTGCTAGGTACACCAAACTCATCGGCGGCCCTTATCAGAACGATAACGCCTACGGCACGACTGTCGGCGAACATCGAGTAGCGACCGCCTACACCGCTTTCACCCTCGCGCCTGACTCCGGCACGATGACCGGCGGCACTATTCGCGTCTATGGCTACAAGAACGGCATTTCATGACCCCCGAAGAATACAAGACCCTGTATCCCCAAGACTCGGTATACATCCAAGTCGACGACACCGAACGACTCATGACCGACGAAGAATACGAGGCATGGGTCGCCGAAGGTGTCTACAACAGCAACCACCCACTTCCATGAGATCCGCCGCCGTTCTCGTCGCCCTGCTCGGGGCCGTCGCCATCTGGATCGTCGCCGGATGCTCCGACCGGACCCGCGACAACTGCCAGACCCTGCCGACCGCCCCTCGATGCGACACCCATACAGGAGCGACCACCCCATGAAGCGCTATACGAACTCTGAGATCAAGGCCCGACTAATCCTCGCGATCGGGATCTGTCTCGGCCTGACGTTCATGATGTCCGTCGGCGCCCTCCTCTACGGTCTGCTATTCGTCGTCCAGCCCCTCGACGTCTCACCGAACGACGAGAGCGCCTGGGCGACCCTGAACCCGCTCGTCCTGTTCATGACCGGCGCCCTCTCCGGCGTCCTGGCATCGAACGGACTTAAAGACAAAGACAAACCGGAGGACCACTCATGATTTCGACGCGAACGACCGTCACCGCCACCCCAGCGAAGATCGTCTCGAAGGCGATCAACGAGCCCCGAACGATCGTCGTCCGTCCCGACGGAAACGACCTCTACATCGGAGGCGCTGACGTCACGACCTCAAACGGTCTAAAGATCGACAACAACACGAACTTCACTGTCGAGATCCCGCCGAACGAGGAGCTATGGGCGGTCGTCTCGTCCGGCACTCACGCCGCGATCGTGCTCACCTGGCCCGTGGAGACCCAGTGACCGTCGCGTCATCGTTCATCTCCTGGAACCGAGGCCGGACCCCTGGCGCCCCGTTTACGAAAGCGTCGCCGAACCTGCTCCTCCTCTCCGCGGAGCTTCGCGCCCGCTGGAACATGAAGAACCTCGGCTGTTACGTCGTCCGTCCGGTCCGCGGTGGGACCGCCTGGTCGAGTCACGCCTTCGGCGCAGCTGTCGACCTCGGGTACGGCGAGCGTCACGGCGGACCTGGGCTCGCGGTCGTCGAGGCCCAAGTTCTGCCCTGGCTGATCGAGAACTCCGCCGAGCTCGGAATCCAGCGAATTCACCTGTACCAGCGGACCCGCTACTGGGAGGCCGGTCGAGGCTGGGTCGACAAGAGTCCAGGCGCCGGAAACGACTGGATTCACGTCGAAACCCATCCCGACCGCTGGGCAGACATCACCCCGATCGCCCAGAGGCTCTCAGAAGGCTCTCAGACCGCCTCCAGCGTCCCGCAGGCCCCATCGGCGCCTAAGTACCCTGGACGTCCTCTGAAACGAGGCTCGACCGGTCAGGCGGTGAAGGAGATCCAGCGGGCGGTCGGCCTCGCCGACGACGGGAAGTACGGTCCGCAGACCGAGGCCCGCGTCCGCGCATGGCAGACCGAGCAGAAACTCACCGCGGACGGCATCGTCGGGCCGGTCACCTGGAAGGCCCTCTTCGCCTGATCCACCACCTCCCGACACCGATCCGGTAGACCGTCGGCACCAACAGCCGACCCTGGAGGAAACATGAATACAAGAATCCCGCAGCTGCTCGTCATCGCCGGAATGGCCCTGATGACCCTGATCGCCGGAAACGAGATCATCCATCGGATGCTCGAAGACGGCCCGCAGACGGCGCCCGCCGTCGTCACCGAACCCAGTCCCCGAACCGTCGTCATCACGCCGGTCCCCAGCACCCCAACCACCACCACCACCACCACGATCGCGGCGACCACCACCACCGCCCACGATGCGCTCCAGGCGGAGCTCGCGGTCCCGATCCTCGACCCGTCGATCCCATGCCAGGAATGGGCGTCGCTCGCGCTCGACGTCGGCTGGCCCGTGGAGGAACTGGAGAACCTGCTCGAAGAGATCTGGAGCGAGTCCCGCTGTCAGCCTCATCTCATTAACAAGACCTCGCCCGATCACGGTCTGCTACAGATCAACCGCGTCTGGCAAGACGAGTTCGAGCGCTACTTCGGCCCCTGGGAGAACGTCCTCGACCCCCGTCTAAATCTCGCGATGGGTTTAGAAATCTGGCGCTGGCACGACTACCACCACGACTGTGGCTGGGAACCCTGGTCGCGTCCATGCTGAACATTCTTCAGCCCGAATGGATGACACGGGCCGACTGCCAGACCCTCCCGACCGAGATCTTCTTCCCTCAGCCAGGGCGCCTCGGCGCCCAGCAGGCAAAGCAGGCGATCAAGGTCTGCCGAGCCTGTCCGGTCCGCGAAGCCTGTCTCGCCTATGCGATGACCTTCCCCGACCGGTCCCTGCCTGGCATCTGGGGCGGGACGACCGAACGCGAACGCTCGCGCCTCCACCATGTTGCTACACCCATCCGCTACCGTGTCGGGAAACCCGACTAGGAAGGATAATCCGATGCCCGACCCCATCGAGAGAGCAGTAACCGAAGCAAAAGAGATCATGGATCACGCCGCCGATCTCATCCTCCGCATGAAGAACGACATCGAGCGTCTTCGAGAGGATCGCGCCGAGCTTCGACGCGCCCTCTACGAGACGGCCTACTGCCTGACGTCTCTCGATGTCGTCCCGTCCGCCATGACGAAGACGACCGCCGACACGCTCGTCCGCCTGAACCTGGGAGGCTTTAATGATTGACAGGACCGAGATCGCGAAGCCCACCGCGGGCGCCTGCTGTCGCTGTGGAGCACCGCTCGCCGGAGAGCAGATCTTCCACTTCTCGCCGTCCTCCTGGGCGGTCTGGTGCTTCCCCTGCTACAAGGCCGAACACTTTCAGAACCTGGTTCGCATCCAGGAACGAGCAGAGGAACGTCGCCGTGGGATTTGATCTGTCCGCCTATGCGACCGTCGAGGAGCGTCTGGCCCTGTTCTGGGCCGCGCATCCCGAGGGACGTATCTTCACCGAGCTCGTCAAGCTGACCGACACGACCGTCCTGTTTCGCGCCGACGTTTACCGGCATCGAGACGACCCGAACCCGACCGCGAATGGTTACGCCCACGAGGAGAAGACCGATCGCGGCGTGAACGCGACGAGCCATGTCGAAGTGTGCGAGACGAGCGCCGTAGGACGCGCCCTGGCTAACTGGACGTTCCAGGCTTCTAAGCGTCCGTCTCGCGAGGAGATGGAGAAGGTCGTTCGTATGGGCCATGCGCCCGCCCCGTCCGGCGACGGCCCGTCTGACGCTCAGCTGAAGCTCCTCCGCGCTCTGAAGTATCAGGGCGACCCGAGAGCGCTCTCCAAGCGTGAAGCGTCCGCCGAGATCGACCGCCTGAAGCAGGCCCAGACCGAAGATCCGTTCTGATGCGCGTCGAGCTAACCCGCGACGAGTACCAGTTCGCGATCGAGGAAGCTCACGATCAGCGTCGTCGGGCGCTAGAGAACAGACGTCAGCACTTAGGGAAGCAGGGCGCCTCCGAGGACGATCAGCTGTGGTGGCATCTGCTGGGGATGCTTGGGGAGATCGCGGTCTCTCGCGTCACCGGACATCCGGTCACCTCCCATCGCATCTATGACCCTCGGGCGACGGACGTCGGCCCATACCAGGTGAAGTCCACGACGAAGAATCGGAACCTGATCGTCGCCGAACGCGACCAGAAGCTCGGTCATAAGCCCTTCACGCCATACATCCTCTGTTGGGTCGGGATGGACCCTAGGGTCGTAACCCTGGTCGGCTGGGCTTCGTTCGCCGAGATCGCAACCGACGAGTACTGGGTCGACTCTTGGCGGAAATGGTTAGTTCCGTTCACTCACCTTCACTCGATAGATGAGCTGCTATGACCGAAAGCGAGTTCCAGAGTCAGGTGATCGAGATCGCCCGCCTCCGCGGATGGAAAGTGGCACACTTTAGGCCCGCCCAGATCCGCCCTGGGCGATGGGCGACACCGATCCAGGGCGACGCAGGCTTCCCCGATCTCGTCCTGTCTCGTGGCATCGACGGCGATCTGATCTTCGCCGAGCTGAAGAAGGAGAAGGGCCGCCTGTCCGCCGGTCAGGTCGCCTGGATCCGAACACTGATCGCGTCGGGCGCCGAGGCTTACGTCTGGTATCCGTCCGACCTTCCTCAGATCATCAACCGACTATCAAGGAGCAGAGCATGAACCATCCCTGGCAACAGCCGATCAGACCCCTAGAAGTGAATCCGAACGGACAGCCTGGACTATGGGTCCTCGTCCTGTTCATCAGGCCGCGAACCGGCAACGGATGGGAAGTCATCAGCGCAGGCGGACATACCTACGACGAGGACGACTCAATGCTTCGCGAGGTGGCCCGATGATCCGCAGGACACCGCGACCCGAGACGAACTGGACGGTCGTCCGAAACGAGGTCATCGCCGATCCTGAGCTGTCGTTTAAGGCGACGGGCGTCCTGATCTACATCCTCTCGAAGCCGGACGACTGGCGGACGTCGACGGCCCATCTGGCGACCGTGAAGAAGGAGGGTCTCGATGCGATCCGGACCGCGTTCGTAGAGCTGCGGCGCCGAGGGTATGTTCGGACGCGCCGATACCAGGATCAGGCCGGACGCTGGCAGTACGAAACCGAAGTCTTCGACACGCCTCAGCCTGTGGGAAACCCTGGGGATTCTGTGGACAGATGTCCACCACCTCAGAGGGATAATCCCCGTGGGGAAAATGCCCCTGTATTACTAAAGACTGAAACACTAAAGACTCCAAGAAAGTTGGCATCTAGTAAGACACCCAGGGCTCGCCTCTGTGGACACTGCCACGGACAGGGGAAGACAGTCGACGACGACACCATCGTCACCTGCCCCACCTGTAACGGCGACGGGATCGGCTAATGGCAGGAAACCCCATCTACGGCACCGCCCGCTGGAAGGCCCTCAGGAAGCAGGTCATCGAGGCCCAACCGATCTGCCACTGGTGCCAAGTCAAACCCTCCACCCAGGCCGACCACCTGATCGAGGTCGACCGATGCGATGACCCATTCGACATCACGATGATCGTCGGATCCTGCGCCTCCTGTAACGCCTCCCGAGGAGCCCGCTACGTCAACCGAAAGACCGCCCTCCGCATCCAAACGCGAAACGAAAGCTCAGAAAGTTTTCCAAACGCCCAACGATTCACCCCGAGCCCCCCCTCTGCGTCTATCCACGAAGGATCAGGGTCGGAACCAGGCGGAACCGATTCGCATCGAGACGGACCAGGTTCGGATTCGCGTCATGTTCAGCCACGGATCGAAACGCCCCAGCGGGGGGAGCACAGTTTCGGGCCTTCGGTCGCGGCCTGGGCGGAACGGCACCTGGGCCGGTCGCTGTTCGAGTGGCAGAAGATCGCTCTCGACGGGCAGCTCCGCCACGACGGATACGGCGAGCTGGAGTTCCGTGAGAGTCTGGTGACCTGCGGAAGACAGAACGGGAAGACGGTCGGCTGTCAGGCCCTGCTCGGCTGGTGGGTGACCGAGTTCGCAGCTTTACGCGGGCGACCCCAGCAGGTCCTCTCGACTGCCCATAAGCTCGATCGAGCGACCGCCCTGTTCCGTGAGATCGCTCCGATCCTGGAAGCCCAGTTCGGCGCGAAGATCACCTGGGCCTATGGGCGGATGCGGGCCGACCTTCCCGACGGGTCGTGCTGGAGTGTCGCAGCTGCGACCGAATCGAACGCTCACGGATCGAGTAACGATCTGATCGTCGTCGACGAGCTCTGGGCCGTGTCGCCGTCGGTCCTGTTCGACGCCTACCGGCCCTCGCAGATCGCGCGAAAGAATCCGCTCCTCTCGATGTGGTCGACCGCTGGAGACGAGAGCTCGGTCGCGATGCTCCGCCTGATCTCCCAGGCGACCGCCTCGATCGACATGAAACGCCCGTCGCGTCTCTACTACGCCTCCTGGAGTCCTCCGCCTGGAGTGAACCTGGACGACCGGACCTGGTGGGCCTGGGCGAATCCGGCGCTCGGCGAAACGATCTCGATGTCAGCTCTCGAAGCAGCTCACGACTCGCCCGACCGGAACGCCTTCCTCCGCGCCCACCTGAACCTGTTCATCGCCGCGAACCAGTCCTGGCTACCGTCCGGTATCTGGGAGCAGTGCCGATCGAGCGACCCGATCCCGCCTGGCGGAATCCTCGCCGTCGACTCGTCGCTCGACGATTCGCGTTACGTCGGGATCAGGGCGACCGCCGACGGGCCGAACGTGCGCGTCGAGCTCGCGTTCGTCGTCGACTCCGAGACCGCCCTCTGGGCCGAGGTGGCCCGCCAGATGGAGGAGCCCCTCCTGAAGCTCGCCGTCACCCCGTCGCTGGAGATCCACCTTCCGCCCGCCTACGCGAAACGAACTCAGATCGTCGGCTACGCCGAGCTTGTGAAGTACACCTCGCTCGTCCGTTCGATGATCGTCGAGGGGAAGGTCACCCACGACGGATCGGTGACGCTCGCGGAGCACCTGGGACGCGCCGTTGCCGTGAAGACGAGCGGGACGTCTGTCCTCTCGTCGCAGAAGTCGCCAGGGCCGATTGAGGCGGCCCGATGCGCCGTCTGGGCGATCAGCCTCGCGTCGCGTCCCGTGTCGAAGAATCGTCCGGCGATGGCGGCCTACTGACCCTCGTAGACATCGGTCGGAAACGGTGGGAGACTCCGGACCGTGGGTCTGTTCAGCGGAAAGAAACAGGAGGCGGCGTTCGGCTCTGCTCCTCTGAAAGCTGCCGCTTCGAGCGCGACCCAGGCGGGGATCGGCGAGTTCTACAGCTACTCGGTCGGGAGAACTGAGGAACTCGCCCTCTCCGTCCCCACCATCGCCCGCTCGATCCAGATGATCGCCTCGGTCGTCGGCTGTCTCAAGCTAAAGCATTACACCGAACAGTGGAGCGGGGAAGAGTACGAGAAGATCTATGTGGAGGGCGAGTCGTGGATGACACGGCCCGACCCTAAGGTCACTCGCAACTTCATCATGGCGAAAACCGCGAAGGATCTCATCCTCTACGGTCGCGCTTTTTGGGCTGTGACCTCGCGCTACAGCACAGGCTTCCCAGCAACTTTCCAATGGCTCCCAGCGAACCTCGTTCAAAGCCCGAACAATGCTCCGCCAGAGTGGTTTGGCCCAGCCGATCAACTTGAGTTCAACGGGATGCCACTCGACACAAGCAACGTAATTCAATTCCTCAACGGCAACCTCGGCGTCGTTTACTCGGGGCGTCGCGCGATA